TTCCAATCCGTTTCGTAATTACACATTCCAAGTTCTGTATCACTTTTAAGGTGCTTAGAAAGAGTATAAAGATTTTTATCTTCACATTCTTTCAAATTTCGTTCCGGTTCAAAATGATAACCGTTATATTTAAACATAATATTCCTCACTTTCTATTCTTAAAATTCATCGCTCCATTACTTTAATACTGATTCATAATAACTAAGTTCCATTTCATCAAGTCCGTTTTCCTCTGCCGATGTATCATCTTTAAGAACATTAAAAATCATATCAACTGTCATATCCAATGTATACGATTCCCAATATTCTTCTTTTGTTAAATTATTATCTTCTGAATCCATAAAATAAAAAGCATTATCTCCGATTTTACAACAAATTCCTAAACAACCTGCGTAATTATTCTCAATAGAAATAATCCCATTTGCAAAACCATTTTTAATTATTTCTCTTGTAATCATAATTATCTTCTCCTTAATCAAAATCATCGTTCTTATTCCAATTTATTTTCTGACCACAATTTTCACAATATGGCATTTGAAAATCTTCACACATTGCAGATAATGGACGCTTACAAGACGGACAACAGTAATTATTAAAGCCTTTATGCGTTCCATTTGGCAATGGATTTTTAGGTGTCTGATATTCTAATAAATCTTGTATTACTGTTAAAACCGTATGCGATATACCTAAATTGCATATTTGCGACTTTTTACTTGCTAAAATATTTTTGACTTCATCTATGGTATAATTCACAACATATACCTCCTATCTTTTTATAAATCTCTTATTTTATCCACAATAAATCTCATCAGTATCCACAAACCCATTCTCTTTTAAATATTCAATATAATCCATAATATCCGATTTTCTTTTGACCTCTATATCACTTGAACGTTCATATTCATAAAAAGGACTGACATATATCTTGTACGTTTTGTTGTCTAAATCGACAACAAGATTATAATTATGAGCACAATCTCCACGTTTCGTCCATTTCCTATCAAGATAATATAAATGCAATTCCATTATAATCACTCCTTCTCAATCTCAAATGAATGTTCAACAATATTTCCATCCTCGTTAAAAAGAATATCAAATTCTTCACAATAAAACTCTACCATATCTTCAGGACATTCTGTTTCTTCTAAATCAGGATAACCATTATTAATAGCTAAATTTCGCACATTCCATCTTGCGTTATCTTTTGCCATTAATTCATCATCTCCATAACCTTTGCCGTCTGCTCTGTCGTAAATATCATCCCATGTATATAATTTAATAATCTCAAAAGACTCTAAACTATATGCTCCATCTTTACCATTCCAATAAGTTTTAGCCCAATGTTCAATCCTTTTTTCTTTGTTATTTCTGTCAAAAGATGTGTCATATCTTAGGTCAATTACCTGTTTGGAAAAGTCTTTGCCTACAATAGAAACATAATGTCCGTTTCCATATTGTTCTTCATCATAAAAGAAATTACAATTAAGACTGAATACAACTTTATGGTCTGTTATTTCATTTCCTATTACTATGTTCATTCTGTATTTCATTAAAAACCACTCCTTAAATCTCAAATAATTCATCGCCGGCATATTCAATCATATCTTCTAATACCATTCTGCCAAAGCTTTCTGCATATTCCTTCCATATTATATCTTCTAATGCGGTCGGCTCTCGTTCTTCAATTTCATAATCTTGTACAAATTTTTCTACAAGACGTCTCATTCTGTAGTCATAGTTTTCGTCCATTGTATGTATGTGCATAATATTCCCTCCTTTTAATTCCTTCTTATCAACCTTACCAATCTTCACTCTCATAAGGGTCAACGTATTCAAAACTACCTTTGCAATCACGTATATTGCCTTCTTTTTTTAATTTATTCTGTTCTTCAAGATAATCTTCATCAAGTAAAGTATCAGCCAAATTCTTTAATAATTCTTCATAATCTTCATCAGTGTAACATTCTGATATTCGGTGCAAAATCGGACTTACTTCATCTGTAGTATGTTGTTCTAACCAATTTGCACAAGACGGCAAATAATCACACCAACCATCAAGCAAATATGAATTGTCAAACACATCGCCGTCATTATACCACCTATAAACTAATTGACTTATAGCTGTTACAATTTGTGTTGCTTTTGTTTCTCCCTCACCCCAACGAGGCAAATATTTTTCATTTGCCCATTCAAATTTATCAAAATAACCCCAATTAACTGACATAATATTAACCGCCTTTCTCTTAATTATCTCAAAGTATAGTGTGTTGCTTTAACGCTATTTATAAGACCATAAATATCGTTCCATGTTACTTTTCGTGTTGTTTTTCTTACTTGAAAATTACACCTACACTGATTATTCGGACTCACTTGATAAAAAATACTTCCATCTGATTTATACTCCGTATATTCATCAAAATGTATATTCCTTATATCAGATACAATAACTTCTACACCTTCTATATCCAGCAGTTCTTTTATTTTTTTAATTCTTTTTTCAAGCAATTCTTTGATATTGCTGTCAAACCTATCATCAGTTATTTGTTCAAAAAATAAAGTTCTCATAATATCATCATCCTTTATATCGTCTGAAATTGTCGTTTCGTTTGTTCTTGCCATGTGTTACAACTAAATTTTCGTAATTGTCTTAAAGCATCTTCTTCTGATGGATAAATAGTTACAAAATACACATCTCCACCGTTATAATCGGCTGATAAAGTTAATTTGTAACCATATATTTTATTTTTTGCATCTCTATGTGGAAAACCTAATCTTCTTGTGATACAAGCTGTGTTACCAAATATATCTTTAAAAATTCTCGTCATAATTAATCACTCCATTCTTAAAATCTTTGATTTGCAATATCATCAAGTTCTTCAACAATATCATTCATATCTCTATTAGTTAAATCGCCCACCGCATATATAATTTCAATAAGTTTACTATATGCTTTGTTTCCGCTCTTTGTAAACGGCTCTCTCGTTCCGTCTTCATTAATGATCACTTCATTAAGAAATGGTTTTGTACTACCCAGTTCTCGCAATATATCTTCTAATGTTTGCATATCTCTCAACCCTCAATTTTCTTCATTTTGTCTGTAATATCATTTTTCAAAATTGTAATACTGTCAGTCGCTTCTTTTATGGAACAAAAACCATTTTGAATTATTTTATTTTCTAAGGATTTAATACGTTTTACAATCAATACAAAAGTGTAATCAAATACATCTCTAATTTTTTCATATCCATCAACCGTCTCTGTTTTACTTAATTTAAGAATAAGTTCTGATTTCAATTTTGAAAACATTTCCTTGATGTTTTTCAATTCGCTCTCATAACTAATAGCATCAACTTCTCTTTTGCGTTTATTCGCTTTATAGTTATACAAACGGTTATCAAGTTGTCGTCTTGTTTTTGTTATATTACAACCGCTTTTATCAAATTCATCTCTATTAAAAGAATAAGAATTAGTAAAAGTATTTTTTACTACTCTTTTATATTTGTCATCTTGTTGAATGATGAACATTCCAAGCTTTCCACTTTTTCTATCTGTTTCAAAAATCTTTTTTGAGCAATAATAATCAATTGAATATTCGTATCCGTTTCTTGCATCTATATCAAACTTCCCTTTGTTCAACCTAACACATTTAACATTCGACCCTTTGCAAATTAATAGTATTCCGCAGTTGCTCACTGTTGCTTTTTCAATGCTTTTCGCCGTAAATTTTCCAAGTAATCCAGTTACTTTAAATGGCTTTTGAAAATCGTATCCATAGTTATTCGCAACGTATTGCAATGCTTTTTTTCTGTACTGTAATAATTCTTTTGTTGCATCAGGGAAAATAATATTAAGATTATCTGCTTCCTCTTTGTTACCACTGTTTAATAAATTCTCTTTCATTGCCCTTATTAGCAATGCACTTTTACTATTTTGATAACGTACGTCAAACAGTTGTATTACTTCTTTCTTTTGAAAATCAAGTACATAAGGCTCGTTCCAGTAATCATCATTGACTTTGACATAATATTTACTATGGTCTGTGAATCTTGCTCCATTTGCATTATCAAGAACAAAATCTCCAAAATATACATTGTGTGCTTCTCTGTTATATTTCAGATAAATTCCATTTATATTAACAATTCTGTTGTAATAACACTTATTATTATTCAAAGATGCTATGTTGTAATATCCTAACACTTTTGCTTGCAACCCTAATACTAACATATCTAAGTTATTATTAAGTGTACTATCACATTCATTTACAGTATGATTGTATCTATTCTTAATAGACATATGACTTCCATTTTTAGCTATCTGAATATTAAGAATAGATGTCCCATACTCATCATCTCTCTGGGGTGCTTTGCTCCGTTGTATCTTATCAATATCCTTTTTTACCGCAACTATCATATGATATTGTCTCATACGTTCAGCAAGGTTATTATAAGTACAAATCACTTCACCGTCAGCATAATATTTTTTATATTCTGCAATTTTTTCTTCGTCATCAAATATTACAGTATCGTAACCAGCTTTATTAAAGTCCTCAATGATTTCTTCTTGCGTGGTCTCTCTTATCGTTCCAAAAGTATTAGTTGCACTTATTTCAGTACAAATTGACTTTATTTGAAATTCATCTAATCCACTAAATACATTTCTTGCGTTCTGCGGTGTTACTAATGCTTTTCTAATTTTATCAGCGTCAACCGCAATATTTTTAATATAAGAGTAAGCATAATCACCTACAAATTTTTTTAAACTACTCATAATTAACCTCTCTTCCGTATATGCTATATATAGTAGCTAATTATTATACCCACTATATATAGTTATGATTTTCCTTTGAAACCTGACTTTCATTTCTCAACTCTCCCATGTAAACAGTCCTTTAAAAGCATTCTCAAGCATTACCGAATCAGTGCAAGAGTAATCACCTATCATTCTACCGTCTTTATATATGTTACCTCTGTATATACAATCTATATCAGAAAAATATACATCAATTCCATCTGCTTCTGATATACTATTTCCATACCACATATCAATGTTTAACTTTCTCATTTTCTCTACCTCCTGTCAAATATCATCATTTTTAATAATGTTTTAGCTTGTTCCTCTGTGTAATTGTCAACACGTCCATTGACTTCTGCCAGTGAACACATTCCTATATTCTTATATTCTCTTCTTAAATATTCTTGTTTGTGTTGTTCCGACAGATTGTTATATAATGCTTCTGCTATGCTCATACTCTTATATACTCCTTAATTTTTTCTATCCATTTAGGATCTACTCCGTTAGTATCAACTTCAAAATTATCTTTACAATAACCACAAGTAAGCAAATAAAAGGCTATTCTCTGCCATTCTTTTGATGTATACTCCTTTTGCGGATATGCCATAAGCTCAAATATCGGCACTCCTTCCGCAAGTTTCTCATCTGCAATTTCTTTATTAATTATAGTGCATATATGATTAATGCACATTTTAAGTCTTGATGTTTTACATTCTCCATGTAATACAGTGTTATATAAAGCATCCCAGCCGTCCTCTGGCACTTGTGACGTTATATAAACATAACTATCTTGCAAGTCCTCCATTTCGTATTTTACAACGCCGTCAACGATACATTTGTAAACAATGTAATTGTCACTAAACACCGGCAAAATACTATATTTTATATTTTTCTTTGCTAAAATACGACCAAAATTATCATCTATATATTGACAAATTATTTTCTGTCCTCTATGCTCTAAAGTTTTCATATTTAATAACTCCTTTCCTTTTTCTAAAATTTGTCTATGTAACTATTTATACGATTTACCAAGTTATCCGAAAATTCCTTTTCACCTTTAAACCATTTATATAAATAGCTCGGTGAGATACCTATACGGCTACAAAAAGTCGTTTTTGGAATACCAACCCTCTTT